CGTTGGTCAAATCCATGAAGGAGAACAGCTTAGAATGGATTGTGATCACGCACTTGTCGCTGGTTTTTCTGGCTTCGTGCGCTCTATGGGCGTTGAGTATATCAATGCTTTTATGAAGAGTTCGGGCCAGATGCTAGATGGCAACCGCAACGTCGAGATAGACGATCTGTGGTCAGTGCATAGCTATGAAGGGGACTACAACCCGATACACGATCATGGCACAAAGACCATCATGGGCATAAGCTGCACGACTTGGACGAAAGTGCCACCTCAGATAGAGCAAGGGCCAAGGCCCGGATCTGAGGATTACGGCCTGTATAATGCCTCTGGTGAGTCTGACGGGTGCTTGTGCTTCAACTACGGGCAAAGCTCCCAGTGGGACAAAGAAAGGCTGAAGCCAACGCAGAACATCGTGATACGCCCACAGGTGGGTAGGTTGTATATGTTTCCAAGCTGGATGCAGCACATGGTCTACCCGTTCCGAGGCGAAGGTGAACGCCGTACTGTAGCGGCCAACTTGAATTGTTTTAGAGAGGAGATAGCCGCATGAGCTTGATGGAGATTGTAACCACGCTGACTACACTTTCAGTTGTCGCAAGCGCGATCTGCGCCGCCACGCCCACACCCAAGGACGATGCCTTCATGGCGAAGTACATCTACCCTGTGATTGAAGCTCTGGCACTTAATGTTGGTAAAGCTAAAGAATAACTATGTGCTATCTAGCGATGGCAGAGGAATGGGGCTTGGACAACGGTGACAAAGCATTGAACCAGATTTCTACTCACGAACAAGTGTGTGAGCAGCGTTACCTGCGTATTGAGGAACGTCTTGCCAGTGGGTCTAAACGGTTTGATGAGCTTGAAGCAAAGATGGACACTGTATCTAACAGGTTATGGTGGATCATTGGTTTGATTGTAGTGAGCATTTTGGTGCCACAGTTTTTAGGAGGTTGATATGAGTGACGGAACAATAAAAGTCCCAACGTGGGCCTTGCCTATTGGCGCTGCTGCGCTGTCAGGCGCGATGGTCTGGGGTGCTAGTCAGGCGCAAGCACAGGCCACACAAGAAGAAGTAGATCGTATTGAAGCTGCTGTCGTGAGTGTTGTTGAAGAGGCCCAAGCCACGGGAAAACTCGCAGCAGTCAATGCGACCAAGATAGAGGCTATCGTAGATTCATTGGCGGAACAGAGCGAGACGGCGAAAGCGTCCGACGCGAAGCTCCAACAGTTAATAGAGATAATGCTGAAGAATCAAAACTAGAGTACAACCCCGCCAACCCGAATCTATTTTGCGATTTACGGGAGTGGCGGATGTTGGAACTGATTGATCCTCCTGCGTATCGTCATTGCATCGCTATGGCTTGGTTGCGATATAACCACCGCCAGTGTGGATATGGCGCTCAGATCTATATACAGAATACGATGCCGCGTGTTTTAGGCACAGCACATCAACTGGATGTAGAACTGCTTACTTGGGATATTGTTAAGCCAAAGTCTGTCAAGGTGCAGGCTGTTCAGCAGAAGCGGAGGCTGTAATGGATGTTCCACCAGTATTCCCAAACAGCGTCAATGCACCATCAGAGGTGGTGGTCAAGGACAAGATACACAGGCTGCTGCGTTTAGATCAGATTAGCCGTACCCGCACCGATAAAGTAGAAGCGTTGACGGAATACAGCCAGACTTACTATTACTATAAAAATGGGCAAGTTCTTTCTACTATTGTAAAGGTTGAAGATCAGTTTTCATTGGACATACGCGCATGACCATGATGATTTTTGTATTGATTGTTCTTGAGCGTGGGCAACCCACGGGTGAGGAGTTGTACTTTAGAGAACTGACCTCGTGCTTAGAATACTCTAAAGCGCTTAACGCGCAGTCTGTTGGCGCGATCAATGAGCTACTAAGCAACAACAGTTACTTCAAAACTTACTGCCGTGTAAGGGAAATACCTACCTCAGAAGCAGGCACCAAGATACTGTTTCGTGACCCCGCCAGAAAGGATGAAGATTGATGAGTCCGAAAAAATTAGAGCCTAAATCGCGGTATGCTCAATACGACCTAGATGGAGATGGGGTCGTGAGCGATGAAGAACTTGCAAGAAATCAAGAGCTTGTTGAAATCGAACTGCGTGAAGAGAAAGCAGACAGTCAACGTAGAATGGCTTGGGTTAGTCTTAGCAGTATGGTGGTTTACGCTGTATTACCACTTTTGCCCTTCATACCTCAGTCTCGTTTGTCCACTCTGGCGTCTTTAAGCGACATGCTATTCCTTAGCCAAGCTAGCATTGTGGGTTTATACTTTGGTGCAACAGCTTACATGGCACGAGGAAGATGAGCGATGAAAGGCGAGTTACCTTGTGGTGTTCTGGTTGTAAAAAGCCGGGAGCGGTGATGGATTTTGTACATCTGAAAGCAAAACTACTTTGCGGCAAATGTTTTGCCCGATATAGCGGGTGGGCGTAATGAGCATACTTGGATTAACAGGTTATATGGCACGAGGAAGATGAATAATGAAAACGTTTAAACAGTGCTATGACTCTTAAAAGATTTAATTTTCAATCTGGCATTCACAAAGAAGGCACCGCGTATAGTAATGAGGGCCGATTTTTTGATGCCGGATTTATAAGATTTAGATCTGGACGCCCAGAAAAAATGGGCGGCTGGGTGAAAAAGTATCAAGACTCTTTTGTAGGAGTTTGTCGAAAAGTAAAGCAATGGGCTGCTAATAACGGATTGCGCTATATTGGCCTTGGAACTACTAAAAAAACATACATTATTTCAGGAAATAAATTTATTGATGTTACTCCAATTAGATTAACGTCGGGTGCTGGAGATCCTACATTTAGCGCATCTGATGGGTCATCAGTATTGACTGTTACCGAAACTGGTCATGGCGCGGTATTGGGAGACTTTGTTACTTTTAGTAGCGCTGCATCATTAGGTGGATTAATAACAGCTGCTGTTTTGAATCAAGAGTACGAAATTGTATCAATAGTTGACTCCAATACATTTACGATAACAGCAAAAGATACTGATGGTAATACTGTTACTGCTAATGCTAGTGATACAGGTAATGGAGGTAGCTCTACTGTTGCCGCCTATCAAATTAATATCGGCTTAGATGTTGCTGTTCCCGGTGGTGGCTGGTCTTCTGGCCCGTGGGGGGATGGCACTTGGGGTACTGCGGCAGGTGACACTATAGCAAATACACTTCGTTTGTGGTCGCTTGACAACTTTGGTGAAGATTTAGTTTTGAATGCCCGATTAGGAGCGATATTTTTATGGGATGCAACTACGCCAAATAATAGGGCTAAGGAGCTATCAACAATTGCAGGGGCGTCAAATCCACCAGCTGAGGTTTTGCAGGTGGTTGTATCTACACAAGATCGTCATGTCCTTGCTATCGGGTGCAACCCTATTTTGGAAAGCAACTTAGATCCAATGCAAATTAGATGGTGTACTCAAGAAAACGCATTAGATTGGACGCCAAAAACAACAAATACAGCAGGAGATTTAAAGCTATCTGTTGGCTCTACTATTATTGGTGCGGTAAGGGGCAGACAAGAAATAGCTATTTGGACTGATAATGCTTTGTATAGTGTTCAGTTTGTTGGCGCTCCATTTGTATTTAAAGCTAATTTGATTACAGATGGCGTTAGTTTGATAGGGCCAAATGCTGCTGTAACAGCTAACAACGTGATATTTTTTATGGATCGTGGCAATTTTTATGCATACTCAGGCGCAGCAAAAGTATTGCCATGCACGGTTAGAGCTTATGTGTTTGATGACTTTGCGGAAGCGCAAGCGGAGCAAGTTACCGCATTTGCTAATACAGCATTTAATGAAGTTGGATGGTTTTATCCTTCCGCCTCATCAACTGTTTGTGATCGTATGGTTGTGTATAACTATGAAGAAAATGCGTGGTCAATATCAAACCTAGCTAGAGATGCTTGGGATGATGCAGCCGCTTCAGCTGACACACCTATTGCAGTAAAAACTAATAGCGATGTGGGATATGTATTTAGTCATGAAACTGGCTTTGATGATGATGGTCAGGCATTAACTGCGTTTATTGAGACAGCGGATTTTGATATTGCAGATGGTGATCATTTTGCGTTTGTGCGGCGATTATTGCCTGATTGTTTGTTTGTAGGTGAATCAGATTCGCCCGTTTTGGATTACAGTATTAAGGTAAGAGATAATGCTGGAGGCACAATTTCTACGGCCTCGACAACATCAGTGACACCAACTTCTGAGTTTGCAATGTCAAATGTTAGAGCAAGAGCAAGGCAAGTTAGAGTGCGGGTAGAAAGCTCGGATATTCAGAATGGATGGCGCTTAGGTGATGTTCGTTTAGATGTTAGGCAGGATGGAAGACGATGAGTACAAGAACTGCAAGCGGTGCAGAGTTCCGAATACCTTTAGAGCTACCCCCAGCAGAATACTCAGAGGAATATCAAATACGCCTGATTAATCAACTCCGCATTATTTTGGAGTTAATACCGTCTAAAAACGATGTAGAAGATGATGCGCAAGCCGTATCTTGGTTTATGTCATAATGCCTCAGACGTATCAAAATGTTGTTAAGACGCTTACAGGCACAAGCATTACAGATATTTATGAGTGTCCTCAAGGCGCTACATCTATTCTTAAAACAGTAAGTGTGTTGAATACTAATGGATCAAATTCCGCAACGCTTATTGTTCATGTGTTTGATGATAGTGCTGATGCAACATTTGAGTTTGAGACAGGGTCAATAGCGGCATCCACAAGGCATCCGTACTTAGAAAATGGCGAAGTTATTGTATTGGAGTCTAAAGATAAACTACGCATGACCGCAGGAACAGCGGATTACTTTGATGTATTTGTGTCTCTGCTTGAGATAACATAGCGTTTAAACATACAGAGGTTGGTATGAACAGCAATTTCAGACAACAGCCACCGTTTCCATTAAAGAAGCAAGCAGAAGCTATTGCTAGCAAAGGGCGGTTTGGCGACTCAACATTAGTTCATATGAACCCCATGGAGGTTGATGTATTACGATCAATGACTCCAAATAATCAACTGACTATTAATCCTGATACCGGACAGCCAGAAGCATTCCTTCCGCTGTTATTAGCCTTGGGCGGCGGGTTGCTTGGAGCAGCCGCTCCTATCGGCGCTCTGGGTGCGCTTGGCGGTTCTGTTGGCCTTGCTGCATTAGGATCTGGGATTGGTACAACTATTGAAACTGGTAGCTTAGAAGAAGGCATTAAAGCTGGTTTGATAAGTGGGGTTTTAGGTGGCGTTGGTGGAAGGCTGTTTGAAGGGTTTGGCGCAGCTAAAGATGTTGCTACTGGTGTAGGTCAGGCAACAGGACAAGCGGCAGGTGAAGTTGGTAAGCAGACTGCTGCTGAGATTGCTAAAACTGTTGGTGCTGAAAACTTGATTACAAGCACAATACCTTCTGCAATTCCTACAACAGCAGCGCAGTCAACAACCCAGATGTTGGCACAAGAAGCTGCTAAATCAGCCGCATTGCAACCAGCAGTAACAGCGGGGGCACAGGAGGCAGTTAAGCAGGGTATAGGGCAAAGACTTGCTTCTGGGTTAGCTGAAGCAACGGCTGGAGATCTTTTAGGTACAGCAGCAGCCGGTATTACTGGTGAGGCTATGACGGATCAGTTTAACCTAATGAACATGCCGCCACCTAAACAAGAAGAAAAAGAACCGTTTTATGTTCCAGTAACACCCGATGATCGCGGCGTTAGGTTTAGACGATCTAATACTAATCCGGCAGGAACTAGCGAGTTTGATTATTTTTCTAATCCCTTTACATATTCAACAGGTATGAAAGAGGGTGGAGTTGTAGGCGACAATGTCCGTGGATTGTATAGGGGTGGACAAGCTGGCGGGCCTTCAGAAGCTGATTATGCGCTTGGCCCAAACTTTGATCCATATAATCCGGGCGGCAAATACAGACCAACATCAATGGCTGTCCCAAGCTATTTTTATAACCCATTTACGTCAAGCACCGGAACAGGGGATCAACTAGGACTCACTGACCCATCAGGCAATAGACAATATACTTTGCGGGATGTTGTAAATACGCAACAAATTTATACGCCTAGAGCAGATAGCCCAGCAATTACACTAGGGTCGCGTGGTTTTGCAGATGCGCCTGTAATTGATTACAACCAGAGACTATTAGGCGACCCTACTAGGACATATACAACTCAAGAGCGAATTGAGAATCCTGATTACAACCCTAATGCTGCTGGCAGCACTGGTGGTACAACTACTGGTGGTAGTTCTACAGGCGGTACAGGTGGTGGTACTACAGGTGGCGCTACAGGTGGGACAACTACTGGTAGTGGCACACAAGTAAAAACAGGCACAACGCAGATAGTTACAGGTGGATCTCCATACAACGAAACTTTTGGAATGGGCGAAGGAGTAGTTAGCGATCTTACTACTGGTCAGCCAGATCCGTATGGTATGGGCGATTTTGTTCCTGTTGGCTCGATAATGGAAGGTGTTCCGGGTGCGTATGATCCAGAAAGTGGATATATGTTACCTACTGGCCCTGATGGCTTGCTTCCGATGCAGGTTGGCACATTCGGCCCCGGAGATGGTTTGGCTCCTTTAACAGAGGATGAGTATAAAGCTCAGCAAGACCAAGATTTTGTAGATGCATTTGATCCCTTTCAAGGTGGTGTTGCCGCAGGTAGTGTACCGGCAGGAGGCTTTGATCCTGTGCCAACAACTATTATGCCACAGGATGATATAGGTGGTTTTAACCCTGTCATGCCTGTTATGGATGTTGCTCCTATAGACTTTACAGATCAAATGATGGGTCAGCCATTGATTGACTTTACGCCCGTAGCTCCTGTAAATCCTGTTATGGACTTCGCACCCGTAGCTCCTGTTATGGACTTTGCTCCACCGCCAATGGATCTTGCTCCGCCACCAGTTGCTTTTACGCCACCACCAATGGATTTTGGCTTGCCTCCGGTAAGCTTTACTCCCCCAGCAGCGGCTCCTGTAACATCATTATCTACTCCTCCGGTAATTCCTACTTTTGATTTTCTAGGTGGGATAGGCAGATGAAGCGTGGCGCGTTAACAGGATTACATTATGAACTCTAAAGATTTAGACCCAATGAAGCAGCCATTTGGCGGAATGTTACCTAAGTATCAAAATGGTGGTGAGTTAAATATAGATAGCTCTGTATTTGAAGGCTTGGTGGTAGGAAGCGGCGGCGGAATGGATGATGTTGTTCCCGCAGTTGTTGATGGTATTGAGCCGGTATTGTTGTCACGAGATGAATATGTAATCCCAGCAGATGTCGTTGCTCATGTAGGTGATGGCAGCACCACAAGAGGTGGCGAGCTTTTTGATGAAATGATTGCAAATATCAGAAAAGAAAAGACAGATACAGTAGAGCAACCAGAAGAGCTAGAAGAAACGCCAGATGATATTATGGCAATGCTAAGGAAGCCCGTTAAGGTTGTTTAAACATGGCGTTCGATATTGAACTTATAAAGAAGGACGATATTTTAAAAGTTTGGGGTGAGGTTGCTCATTACGCAGAAAACTTAGAGCGACGTAGTCATGGGCGTTATGTGACTGCGGATATACTTCATCAACTACTAGAGCTTCCATATTTTGTGTGGATAGTAAGAGAGAATGGAAACGCGCTTGGGTTTTTTATTTGCGGTGTAAATACATACCCAAGAAAAACATATTTAGATTTAAACACTCTTAGTGGCAACCGCCTGAAAGAGTGGGCGTCGGAAGCATATGATGTGGTTGAGAAGTTTGCGCAAACTCTTGGCCTTGATGGACTAGAAACATCAACGGCTCCCGGCATGGAAAAGGCGTTTAAACGACATGGCTTTTCTAAAGAGTATGTTGTTATGGTTAAGCCAATAGAAAAATTGACAGAGCAAGCAGAAGAAGGTGACTTGCAAGATGTTGACGAACCACTGATGGAGGTGGCGTATGGGCGGTAGTAGTGGTGGCGGCGGAGGTACTGTCGATCAAAATGTATCGACTACAGTAACTAACACAAATATACCTGAAGAGTTTTACCCCTATCTGCAAAAAGTATTGCAGACGGGCGATGCCCTTATGCAGCAAGAGTACATCCCGTATGAGGGGCAACGTACTGCTGCGTATACTCCAGAGCAACAGGCTGCGTTTCAAGGGATAACAAGTTTAGCTAGTAGAAGCTTGCCGGGAATGACGGCTGCTAGAAGCTATTATGCTGGCCAGATAGGAACAGATCCCACAACAGGTCAACCTATAGGCCCAGACTATAAAGAAGCATCAGGCGGCTATACCGCGCCTACAACAGGCGCTACCGGATATACAGCCCCTACAACTGATGCTGCTGGATATACCGCAGGAACTATTGCTAGCACTTACAGCCCAACAGCATCAACATTTGGCGGGGGTTATGCGCCAGCAAGATCAGATTTTGGATCTGGATATACTGGGTCAACAATTGCGTCGGGATATAATCCAAACGCTCAAGCATTTGCGTCAGGGTATGATCCCGCAAGCCAAACATTTGGCTCTGGATATAGTGGTAGGGAGGTAACGTCCTCATACACAGATCCTGCCGGAATAACATCAGGCTTTCAGGGCGCAAACATTACCTCAAGTTATGATCCTCGTGAGTTTCAGGCGCAGCAGGTAATGGATCGAGTTGATCAATACAAAAATCCATATCTTGAAGAGGTGCTGGATCGCTCCGCAGCAAGAGCGCAAGAGCAGTTTGATACTCAACAGGCTCAACGCGATTTGGCTGGAACACAGGCCGGTGGTGCTGGAGCATTTGGCAGTAGAGGTCAGTTAGCTAGGCTTACAGCCGCAGATCAAGCTAATAGGGCTATTGCTGATCTTGAGGCAAAACAAAGAGCCGCAGCATTTGATAAGGCTGTTGGTCTTGCTACTGCTGATGTTGATAGAGATTTGCGTGTACAGCAACTTAGTGATGCATCAAATTTACAAGCCGCAAGACTTGGTCTTACCGCGCAAGAAGCTACAGCACGATTTGGTCAGGCTGCTGGTGCGCAAGATCTACAAGCACAGATTGCATCAGATGCTGCGCGTCGTGCTGCTGGTCAACAAAGTCTATCCGCAGCCCAACTAAGTGACGCTTCACAAAGAGCGGCTGGCGCACAAACATTACAAGCACAGCAACTACAAGATGCAGCGGCTAGAGCCGGAGGCGCTCAGACATTACAAGCGCAACAGTTAGCGGATGCGGCAGCTAGGGCTGCTGGAGCGCAAGGTTTGCAAGCGCAAATCGCATCAGACGCGGCGGCACGAGCCGGTGGTGCGCAAACGCTTCAGGCGCAACAGTTAGCAGATGCAGCCCTAAGAGCAGGAGGCGCTCAGACGCTTCAAGCTCAACAGATGGGCGATGCTGCATTGCGAGCAGCGGGAGCGCAAAGCTTGCAAGCACAGATTGCACAAGATCAAGCAAATAGGGCAGCAGGAGCGCAGGGGCTTGATGCATTCAGGTTGTCTGAAGCGGCCAAGCAAGCAGCCGGAGCGCAAGGATTAGACGCATTCAGACTTACACAGCAAGCGGCACAGGTCGCGGGTGATCAGTCATTGCGAGCATCACTGGCAAATCAGAGGGCATACGCCGAGGCATTACGCAGACAAGACGCTGCCGCAGCAGCAGGACTTGGCGTAGACAAGGCAGAGCAAGCGTTGGATCTACAGCGAATAGGCGCATTGAACGCACTTGGCGCACAGCAGAGAGCAGATCAACAGGCAATACTTGATCAGCAGTATGCAGACTTTGCAGCGCAACGTGATTATCCTCAGCAACAGCTAGCATTCTTCTCTAACTTGTTGAGAGGCATGAATCCTGCTGCATACGCTGGACAGACACAAACAACGTCCGGCCCTGCTCCGAATCAAAACGCGCAACTACTTAACTTCTTAATGGGCGCTGCTAACTTAGCTGCGTAAGGCGTTTAAACATGGCAATGGAAAACCTACTAAGGATTGCTAACAGGACTGAGGACTTGCCTGATCAAGCGCTGGCACAGCTTGCAAAAGCTGGTGGCATTGAAGGTGTGATTGCTGCAAGCGAAATGAAAGCTCGTAGCGATATACGCAAAGATGCGCAGATGCCACAACAAGGACAGATGCCTCCTGTAGTGGATCAGCTAATTAATATGGCTAACCGCCAAGCTGCACCACAAATGCCTCCTATGGGTCAACCTATGCCCCCACAAGCCCCACAAGCTGCACCTATGGCACAGGGTGCTGCTGCCGGTAGACAGGCTCTTATGGCCAGAGGAGCGCCTACAGCGCCTAGTGCGCCTATGCCTCAAGGCATTTCGCCTGAGTTGGCTGCGCTTGCAGCGCGAGGTGGTATTCCTGCAATGCAAGCTGGCGGTTTGATACGTCGATTCCAAGCTGGTAGTCAGGGCGCTATTGGTGTCAACCAACAATACATGGACGCACTTAGCCAGTTCCTTGGGTATGACCCACAAGCAATCCTTAGTGGCAATATACAGGTGCCTTCTGGTTTTAATTTGTCGCAACAGCAGCTAGATGATTTGCAGTCGCAGTATGAAGAAGCTATGGCTGGAACAGACATTTATCAGCCAGAAGTGGAAGCGGCAGGGCAAGCATATAAAGCCTCTACTTTTGTTCCAAACCCACAATTTACTCCTTTGCAATCTTTGATTGGAGTGGGATCAGCGGGAGTGGCTATTCCAAACCCCTTAACCAAAGAACAGACCATGGATGCTGCGTTACAGAGCCAAAGACAACAAGCTGCTACTGCGTTATTTCGCCAATCTGGATTGCCGCAGGGCAACATACAAAGCCGTACCCCTGTGGGTTCACAGGTCGGAGTACAAGCCCTTATCCCCGGTGGCGCTCAAGGAATAACATTGCCGCAAGGGTATGGCCCTATGGCCGCGCCAGCACCAGCCGCTCAACCTAGTGGGTCTATCAGTAACGTAATAGCAGCTCCCGGCACAACTCTTGCGACACTGCCATCAAGACAAAACTTTATTAACAGCATTCTTGGTAACGCAGCAAACGCTGCGGCTAGCGGCACTACTACTAGCGGTACTACTAGCGGTACTACTAGCGGCCCCACTACTAGCGGCACCGCTGGCGCTGGGACAATAAGTACATTTGCAACTCCAGAAGATGCGGTGGCACAAGCAACTGGCCCATTTAATGTTCCAGTAAATGATTTAACTGTTGCGGGGATTACTCCATATGAGCAAAGCCCGCAATTTGCTGCGGATCGAGCGGCGTTGCAGCAATTGGATTCTCAACAAATTAAAATAAATGGATTGCAGGGTGACTTATTAAAAACTCTGCAAGAAAGAGAAGCAAAATATAATAAAGAAGTAGATGCTTCTGTTAGGAAGCTCGCGGATTTAGAAAAAGACTTGCCTACCCGCCAAAACATTAAAGATCGTTTAAAGAAACAAACGTCGCTTGGCATGGCTCAAGCATTCTTTCAAGCGGCTGGAAGTAAAAGCCCAGACTTTATTACGGCAATGTCTCAAGGATTGGCTGGTGCCGCTGGCGTTATGAACAAGATGACAGGCGAAGAGCAGAAAGAACTTTATGCACACGCCTTAGCTGAGTATCAAAGAGAGCAAGGTAAGGCTAACACTGCGTTTAAACGACAAGAAAACGCAATGAAGAAGATTACTGATGCGCAAACTTTTCAAGCAACCTTGGCAACATCTAATAAAACCGCCAGAAATCAATTAGCAAGGATGAGGCAGGATAGTTACTACGACGCAATGCGTATTAATGTTGATGTTGATAAAGCTAATCAAAAAAATCTATTAGAAACCTACAAGATTTCTGCGGACGAATATAAAGACTTTAGAACAGAGCGAGCAACCGCTGCTGAAAACAGAAATAAGGTTATTGAAACCGCATATAGTACGGAACAATCGGCTGATATGAAGCCAGAGCAGAGAATCCTACAGGCAGATATTGCAAATAGTTATGCTCAACAGTATGTGCGTGGTGCGCAACAAAACATTAATAGCTCTATAGAGCGTATTGTTAAGGATTTAAGTAGAGAGTTTAAGAAGCTTGAAAAACAAATTCCTGATCCAGCGGAAAGAATGCAAGCAGCAAGGGCGCTGCTTGAAGATAGAATGGAAGAAGAAAATCTTGCAGGAGATAGGGCGGTATTAGATTTGTATGCGCAAGATTTGTTTGAATTAGCTGCCGCTAACAACTCACCCGCTGCAAAGAGAAGATTCTATCAAAAACCACAAAATCATTTTATTAATCCAAAGGCGCTTGGATATGCGTTAACAGCTCCTTAATGGCTACACAAGAAGAAAGGATTCAGCAGTTAATCGCTACGCTGCAAGGCCCAGCGCCGGGTTTGAGGCGTAGCTTCGATGCTCCACCAGAAGGTTTGAGGAGATCGCTGTTACCGCGACAGCTTAATGTTCCCGATACACAGCAAGGAAGCTTTTTAGATATAGCGTCTGGTGCGCCAATGCAGCCAGCACCCTTCGTTCAGCAACCTGTGCAGCCGCCACAGCCCATGCCAGAGCCAACAACTGGTTTGGATTTATTTAAAGCGTTTGATTCGCCATTTGCTACTGAGCCTCCCCCAAGTACCACAGGCATGTTTGAGGGCACAGACGATAGCCTGTACGCCGTTCCTCGTGGTATAGCTCGTGGTGCTATGCAAACAGGTCTTAGCATGGCTGAAGGCATGTTTTCTATAGTAGATATGTTGGCCGATATACCGGATGCGGTAGGTTTGGCGGCTACGAAAGACTTAGTAGATCGAGAAACTTCTGAGTTTTTTCAAAACATACAAGAAGCAAAGCGGTATGTTGGAAATGAAGAAGGCATGATCGGAAAGCTTTTTGAGGGTGTTGGAAGTATCTTTACTTTCGCCCTTCCCGGCTTGGGTCAGGCTGGAGCATTAGCCAGAGGAACCGCATTAGCCGCTAAAGGGCCGCAGTATCTTGAGGCATCAAGAAGAGCGCTTGGGTTGGCTAAAGGGTTAAGCGGAATTAAATACACATTTGCTGGCTCTGCTGGTGCGGGTCAATCGAGTGCTATGCTTGAGGCATACAAGGCCGCTGGCAATGATTACACCGTAGGGCAACGCAATCTTGCAACTGCTCTTGGCATTCCAATTGGTCTTCTTGAATTGCTTGCCCCTGAGATGGTGTTGCGAGGTATACCCAATAGTATAGCTGGAGCCACAAAGAGCCAGATACTTCGTCGTTTAGGCGAGGCTGGAACCACAGGCATCGGTGAGGGTGCGCAGGAAGCGTTTTCTGGTGTACTGCAAGAGGTTGCCGCCAAGCTCAACTACAACCCAGACATGCCTATTGGCGAAAGTATGCTGTCTGACTTTGGTTATGGCGCGGGTGCCGGTGGCATATTTGATTTACTTACACGCGGCAAGGTTCGCTACCCCAAGAGTGACAAAGAGATCACCAAGGAGTATCAGGACTCTACTCCATTGGCCCCTCTTGATGATGAATTTATTCAAGATGCACAAAGAAATGAAACGGCAATAGCCGTATATGACGCTGATGGCAATCAGTTATCTGGCCAGATTATTGGCACAGATGGTGATGATGCAAAGGTACTTATTGATGAAGAGTTATTTTATGTACCGCTAAACCAGACTCCTTCAGAAGATCAAGGGCTTTCGTTTGCCAAAGATGCTGATCTTATTACTCCTCGCTACCAGATTGATGGCCGTGATGTCGGCTCACTAACAGCGCAGGAACTAGAGGAAGCGAAGCTAAGAGCGTT